CGCTGGAATACATAGCATGGGTTGGCCTTCCGTTAGCCTCTCTGGTGACTAACTTCTTAAGCACTAAATTTTCTTGAAGGTGTTTTGTTAGGTCAAGGTTGTAATAACTAAGGCCCGTAAAAGCATCATCAACTAAGTCATAAATTTTAAAATCCGATAGTTCCATTATGGCAAGCTCCTGACGTAAAGAGATCCTCTGTGAATGGCTGCCTTTTTACTGGCTGCGCTGCCTTTGAATTGTAATTTTAATGTGTTCACTCCCGCTGTTAGGGTCACTGGTTCACTATAAGATGATGGGTGTCTCTGGTCAGTGCCACCGTCTCCCGCGCCTTCCTTGTCTTTAGGTTCTTCCCTGTGAAATTCTATAAATGTCCCATTCACTGAAAACCTAGCCTGAAAGTCTTGACCCGTATCATCTAAAGACCAAAGATAAGAAGTTTGTAAGTCGTATGTTCCTGCCAAAGGCGGCGTGTATGTTATTGTCACGCCATAATCCGCCCAAATTGTGGACGACTGGTTTTGAAGAAACGTCGAACTCGTAGCATAAGATAAAATTGATCCTGGTCCCGATGGCCCGGCTGGTCCGGCTGGTCCGGCTGGTCCGGCTGATCCGGCTGGTCCAGTTAAATTAAAAAGTACGTTATTCTCATCCCTTCCCTTTGGTCTTTTCGTTGTAGGGTCTATCCAAAAGTAAATAGAGTTAGCTGGAGCCGCTGTTCCTGGGTCGGCTCCTGTATATAGAGTCATTAAAGCGCTTGACATATTAACCTTCCTTAAGGATTAAAGAACCCTTTAAAACTAAGCATCCTTCCAGCTTGAAGTGACGAAAAACAACCATCTGTTTTTTCTCTTCTATCGTCAGAGTTTCCCCATCCAAAACACAGTCGATTGCTGAGTGGTGATCCGTTGCGGGTCCGCTAATCGTCTGCAAAACCCAAGAGCCAGGTAGCCCGTCAACATTAAAATAATTATCGCCATTGGTTCTTATGTAATGACCGGGACAAGGCAAAGTGAAATTAGGAACGGCAACGCCGCCCCCAATCCAAAGTACTTGATTACTATCATCATCTTGAAATATTATTCCATCATCAGATAGATCAAATGCATTTTTTGCCTTAACTACCATTAAAGAACGCTCTTAACTACTTCGATTCTTCGAACCGTAACAGTTACACCAGCCGTCGAGCTAGTCGCTAGAAGTCTCATGTTACCGCCGGAAATATCGACATCAATATCAAAGTTGAAGTTTGAACCGACCTTGTTTTTTGCATAAGGACTAGTATGATCTTCACCAGTTGAACCATCATTTAACGCTGATATGATTCCCGATTCTCTATTGGCTGGCGTTGCATCTTCTTTAGCGCAATACATCCAAACAACTTTGCAAACTGAAGCAACAGGCACTTGATCGACCATGGTTTGTGCCGTGATACCAGTAACTTCAACGCCTCTTAATTGCATTAAAAGAACGCCAAACCTTTGGAATAGCTCTTTAGCAGTCGCGGTAGCAGATAACAAAAGATCAACCGGAGAAGTCCAAGTACCATAATTGGTATCGCCTTGAGATATTCCCGAAGCGGTTTGGATATCTTGTTGGTTACCATCTAGCTTTGAGATAGCCGAATCAAGATCTTCACTAGGCGCGATCGTTCCATTTTGCGCTGCATATCCTGAAGTTAGATATAAAGCGTTTGCAATTTCCCAGTTAAAATCGGCTTGCTTAATAGTCGCGGTACCAGTGTAAAGAAGTATCGCTGAATCTTCTTGGCCGTTTGGATCTGGAAGGTTATGCCTTACGCCAAAAATATCACCTGCAGCTAGTGCAACGGTAGGCGCTTGTAAAACAATATTCGGAGCTGAGATTGAAGCAACCTCGAAAAACGCAGGGGAACCATCAGCATCGGAATAAACATAATCACCAACTGCGAAAGCCGTGTGATCTAGTCCACCATCGTTATCGGTTAAAGTAGTTGGATTAACGTTACCAATTGCTAAAGTGTCATTGGTTGAGATTCTAACTAACTCATTACGCCAAACTGAAGTAACAGCAACGGTTGAAGTCAATTCATCCCAGTCAGCAAGTGCGCCAGCGTTAGCAATCTTTTTATAGATCGCTCCGGTGGTTGTATGCATTGCTAGTGAACCGATACCAGCTTCGTCTTGTGGGCCAGTGTCGCCACCAGGGGCCGCACTGACTGGAAGCAATTTAATTCCATCGCCTCTAGATTCATTTTCGCCGGTTATCTCTAACCATTTTTCAATTGAAAAGCCTTGTCTAGACATTTCGTTTCTCCTCTAATTAAGTGAATTTTACAGCCTCGAAAGTCAAAGGGAATAATTCCCCATTGGTAACTGCAAAAATTACATCGGCACCAATGACAGAATAATTAATCTGCCTGTTGGTATTATCGCCTAATAGTCCGAAAACACTAAAATCTAATTCTGAGGATTTTCTCATACTGTCAAGATTAAAGCCTGAGTAGTGACTATTTGACGTATTGTAAATTTTAACTTGGTAGTTCGCCTTGAAATATGAGGCAAATAAAATGCTATCTACCGTGACAGTAGAGCCAGCCGGAATGACGATAGGCTGTATATTTTGAGAGGTTTTCGATCGACCTATTGGCGTTTCCATATATCAAGCCCTAATACCTTTTAAGTAACCTCTGAGATAATCGTATTTAAAACCGGGGCAAGTTTTCCCAGAATTAAATTGATAATGACACCACCAGCTATCAGCGTCGATTTTATAGTTTATTAGGCAATAAGAATACAAATCAGCTAGGGCCTTAAATTGGCTCTCTAGAAACTCTTCTTTTCCTATGATGCATATGCCTATTGAATCGTGATTGTGGCCTTTAGCGTGAGCGCCACGCCTTGCAATTGATCTACCCTCTTGAACATCACCCATGCGGGTAATAACAAAATGATAGCCAATATCAGACCATCCACGATCTAAATGCCATTGCCTAATATCTTCAACGCCGTAATCATACCTGACTTGATCAGCCTGATAATCTGGAGTATCGGAGCAATGAACGATTACACGTTTGAAATCTACCAAAATTTATACCAAGATTTCTCTGTGCATTTTTCATATAGCTTTGTAAATTCCATTTGAGTTAAACAAACATGACCTTGAAAACTTGTGGATTCACACTGAATAAGCTGTTTATTACGCTCGATAGCTACCTTTGTAGGGTTTGAAAACCAGACCTTTGGAGCGTAGGGCTTAGAAGTAGCACAGCCCACAAAGCTAAAGATCAAGATCGGTAAACATTTTTTCAATATCTTCACTATTTTTATCCTTTAATTTTTGACGGAAGGTTTGAACCTTCGCTTTTTGCTTGGTTTTGCATGATTCTTTTGAACGTATGAATTTTAAATACTCACGTCCAAAAGATAAAGCAGCTAAGATTACTTGAGCGTAAATCATTTTTTAGCCGCGAAAGCTGAAGCAATTCCCATCACTGTGCTTGCTAGGTATTTGAACATCTTTTCTTGATCCTCTTGAGGCGCTGATTGATACTCAGCTATAACCTTCGCAGAACCCATAGAAGCTTTAACAGCACCCGGAGCATTTTCTATAACGGTTTGAGTAATCTCGAAGCCGTCGATTTTTCCATCATCAGAAATATGCTTAACTAAATCTTCAACTACATTATCAACAAATTCCACGATATCCGAAGTCTCTGGCATTGATTCGATTCTATCCATGATTTACCCCTTTGGCTCTTAGCCCTGAAATGACTTGATTTAAGCCTCCGAAATTGGATTCTAAAGACCTTACTTTTGAATGGCATTGATCTAGGCTTGCTTTATTTTGTTCGTTATAAACGCAGATTTCAGTTAATTTATCGTGATCTTCTTTCACTGTTTCAGTTATCGCCTCGATTTTAGAAATCTTTAGCTCTAAAGCCATGATTCTATCTTCAATCTTTTTACAAGCACCATTGATAACAGCACTCACGCGCCAAACTGCAATACCGATAGCGACTGCAGCCGTTACCAGTTGAAAGAAAAAATTAACATCCATTTGAGGGGCTTCGATCAATTCTTTAAATCCTCAATCATCTGTTGACAAATAAAAGCTTTGTGCATTTTTTTACAGTCTGTTTTTGTTTTGTCGCATCTTACATAACTTGGAACCACAAGCTTAGGATTTGAACATAAGCCATAAATTCGATCATAATCACCTGAGTATTTGCCCCATAAAAGAGCCGCCCATAGGTCGGTTTTATCGCGCTTATAATGCTCTTGAATCCTTGCGGCCATCTGGTTGTTTATCTTTCCATCGGATAAGCCACGAGCGAAAATAGAGCATAATTGCAAATGAGCGTGATAATCTGTTTTTCCCTTTGGATAGGTCGAAGGCCAATTATAACCAGAATGTTTTTTGCCACCTAGAGAATATGAGGCATGATATAAGTAAGCCCTTACATTAGGCGTGTATACCACTCTCGGATCATAACCTTTAGATAGGGTAGGCTCACCCATCACAAATAGATTATCCTGGCCGTATTGAATATGTCGCTCGAACATATTTAGATCTTTAGCCACAAGCCCATAAATCCCAAGGCCACAAGAAAATTGATCTCGGCTCCAGTCCGATGAAGCGTCCTGTCTTTGATCTTTATTTTCTTCAACCCAGCATCTAGGCTCTGGCCTTCGGTAGAACTTTCCATTGCGGCTAGAATCTTCGTATGAGTCAATGCTACAACCATTTACAGCGCACCATTGACCTTGCCAAATCATCCCATCGCAATCTTTTTTAACTTCAACCGATAGACCTTCAGAATCTTTTTGAACTGTCTCTATGAGGTTATCACGGACGAAAAGCGCATCTGTTAAATCATACACCTTGCTCGGCTTTACTTGAGACGTTGAGCAAGATGATAGAAGTAGGATTGTGAGTAGATGTTTCATTGGTTAATCCGCCGTTGTATATGTCAAGGTTCCACCAATAGCCTGAGCCGCCGTGGATGAGTTCACTACAATGTAAACATTAAAATTATTTGCCGAAGGGTAAAACATCTTAGTTACCCCAGTCGTACCCCCGGAAGATATTGAAGTTTGTAGCGCCCCCGAGCCGTGATATGACAAATATTGAGATGTAGAGGTAACTGAAAATACCAACGGTGTAGGCATAGAACCAGGCAAAGCCCAGTTAGCAGACAAATTACCCGAACCAGATACGCCATATCTCGCCCGCCAAACCACAGTCACCTGATCGCCGTCTCTCCACCATCTATATTTACCATAAGTCAAAGACGACGGAGGCGTGCCGTTCCAACTCAACGCGGGTAGGTCAAGCTCACCTGAATCTTCTATATCTTGAAGACCCGGCTTACCATCACTAGCAACCTCTACGCCTATTGGTGGTAGGGATGGGGCGTTGGCGAATTCTACGATTGGGATTCTAATAGCGCCATTTGAGTTAATTCCTCTAATAAGATTGTTTACACTAGTTCCTATCTCGTTGCCGGAAACATCGCCCACAAGGTCGTCCACGGGGCGGCCAAAGATAATTTTGAGAGTAGTATCTGTTGCTTTCCGTATAGTTCCTTCGCCATAAGTATCACCACCAGGGGCCTCGATAAGATATGAAACGCCGCCAAATCTATTTGGCTCTGTTGGGTTTATGATTGTATGTCCAGGCGGGATTGAAAAAGTCCAATCGCCCCCGTCAGTTCCATTAGCTGAGGGACTGTATGCAAATTCTATTAGCATATCTGCCCCGTCACGCCTCCATAGAAAAGTTGAAGTGCTGGGTGCATGTGCAGTATCATTTACAAAAACAGGGCTGTAAGACTTCCAATTAGTAAAAGGCAAATCGTCAACGGTAGGCTGGAAAACTAGGGATGTGCCTGCCCATTCGGTTATTGGAATTCTAATATTTAGTGTGATCCTGTCATTTGAAGCCCAGACAAAAGGCTCAGAAGCTCCCCAGCTTGTTATATCGTCCGATCGAATACCGATTGTTGTCGCATCTGTAAAAACAACTACGCCCTGATGATTATTTGAAGGAACACTCACATCTCTACCGAACGCCTCACCGTGAATATATTTGACTGTACTACTTGTGCCTAACAACTCGCCTATCACGGATTTCCCGTCTGGGACGGTAAGCCCTATAGTACCTGTGACAGCGCCACTAACTAAGCCTTGTACTTTTACAAGCATATCAGGCCCATCACGCCTCCAGGCCCCTTCAATTTCAGTAGTTGGGACATTTGTTAGTATCGGCGTGAAATTAACCCAATCCGTTTGAACCGTTCCATTTTGAGGCGTTCTAGTCCCAAGGAAAACATCGTCAACATGAATAGTCGCGGCATCGGCGCTAGCTAAGAACCGAACCGCAAGCGTACCCGTTGAAGGACAAACAAAAGTAATATCACCCGAAGCCGTGTATTCGGCTGCAGCTTCCAAAGCAATACTTGTTATAACCTCAGCCCCATCCCAAACCTGAGCCGTGATATTCGCATCGCCGCCTAAGTACCAAAACGACATTAGACACAAACGATTTTTAATAATCTTGTAATCATCAACCGAAACCGCATCAGATTCCAACGTGTCACTAGCAGCATCAGCGTTCCACTCAAAAGACTGGCCACCAAGTGCAACCTCAGCCGCAACGGTCGAAGTAGTAAAAGAACCTGAACCAGTATTAGTCCAGTTTGAAGTACCATTTTCAGCACCAGCATTATCTACTATATTAGTACCACCGCCGCCAGAACCAGAACCAGAACCGATATCAAAAATATTAGTATTATCATTTGTAAATTGAAGCTTTGAAGTAGCAGAATCCCACTTTAAACGAGGGTTATCATCACTTGCAGCGCCAACGTCGAAAATTAATTCCTTATCGGTATTATTACCGTCACCAACTCTAATTGTATTATCTCTATGTATCTTGGCTCCTAAGAGCAAAACGCAAAGAGCACCCAATCCAATCCATAAACCTTTTCTCATCTCGTAACCCCTTACACTATAACTTTGTTAAATGAAGCTTTAATTAAACCAGAATAATTAGCACCGCCAAAACTTGTAGTCGCGTATTGAACTTGACCGGAAGCATTTACAGTAAATGTGATTTGTCCTGGCGCTTTAGTATTGCCCGAATGATCATTGGTATCTACCGAGATATCCCATGAAGTAGTTTCGGAATTATATGATAAATGAATCTTTCCAGATTCTACATAATTATCAGAATCATCACGCCTTAAAACGTGGTAGCGGATATCAACAGCTAACTCGCTCGCCGCTGAAAACTCTAGGCCGTTTATTGTGGTAGCAGCTTGGTTATCTAGCAGGGATTGAGATACGTTTAATGTAGTGGCTCCTAAGCCGCCTTCAGAGATTCCAATGTTGATAGCTTGCAGCATTTGATCCTGGTCAGAACCATCAAGGGTAATCCCAGCAGCTTCAACCACTGCGACTATCTCATTTTGAATATTATTCATCTCTTCGGAACCAACCACCGTTGCGGGTATATTTAAGGCCGGATTTCCTTCCGTGTATTCGTTATTATCATGCCCTGAAGCATCTGTTTTTTTCATGCGTAAACTCCTTTTAGTTATTCAGTAAATTTAAAAAACGCTCCAGTATGCGCTGGCTTTAATTTCTCAATAGAACATTGAACATTTTCATTTCCAAACTCTCGAAGGCGATCGCCAACAGTGTTTTCACCTACTCTAAAAAAGCTACTTTCACTAATCGGGACTTCAACAGAGAAATAATATCGCCAACCGAAAACAGCTAATTGCTGGCCCACGGTATGATCGCCAACGGTAAATACATCAGGGATTCTATGAGAGTTACAAAGCGCATCGCCAACAGTTCCATAGCCAACCAAAAACTCATCGCAGTTTTCGACGGTAATATCAAACCCTAGAAGCGAACCTATTTGCTCATAAAACGAAGCTGATAAAGAGCCGATTCTAGCTAGTCTTTCTTTGACTGCAGCGCGTCTTTCTTCATCCGTTTGATCTAAAGGCGTACACTCATCTGGTATGCCTACCATGGATTCCCAATCTGTAAGCATCTCGCTAGCGCTACAAGGATCCATCTCGACATTTAATAAATCGTTAGCTCTTTCCTCAACGCGAGAAAACTCACCAACCACACCATCAAATAAAGGATCACAAGCGATATCATCCCAAAGTTTTCCCTTGGGCAATAGCCTTCTAAATAGCTCTGTATATTTTTTAATAAAACTACTCATTAAATCCCTTGAAACGTATAAGTTCCCTCAATAACCAAACCACCCTGCGAAGGCACTACATCCTCAGTAGGTGAAACTAAAATATGATCTTCTTCACCCGAAGCGATTGATATAGCCTCTTGAATTTTTGATATTTCAATGATGCCATCGTATTGAGATCCAACCTCTTCGAAGCCGCCTTTTACTTGTGCCTCTCTAGCTAGCAAATCTTTTATCTCAGCCTTGATAGCCTCTTGAACGGCTACCGTATTCGGCTCGATTTTAATTGTTAAATCTAAATCTTTAGCAATGGGAGAGACTGCGAAAGTGGTCGCTGTGACTGGAGCGCTTTCATCTAATACAGCTTGAACCGCTGCGAGTGTTGCGACATCTGGCAAAATATCAACTTCATCATCTTCGACCACGTAAACAACCACGGTGCCTTCACCCATGCCACCTGGAATAACCCAAGCCCTAGTAACCCCTGAAACTGAGGTAGCGTATTGAATATAATCATTAGCGGTACCGCCCGAAGGAGGTTGCTGTATTCTATCAACTACTCTAGCCCGATAGTTATCGTCAGATTCTAAATCATCGCCCTCAGTGTCGGTACTTGAAACCGTACCATCATTATCAAGGCCAGCTATTGGCGACTGAATAGAAACGATTTCGCCAGCGTCAAGATTACCCGTTGAGCCTTCAGTGTCACAAATTAAAACGACACTAGCAACACCCGTCGCAACGACTGCGACCGCTTCAACTTGATAAGTTAAACCATCATCTCTAGTGTATACAGTTCCGGCAGTTATATTGGTGCCGTCAGTTCCCGTTAGAGCTACATTTAATTTTGCGAAGGTCGCGGCTTTTCGACCGATGGAATAAATCGAACCCCATCTTTCCAAAAATTCATCTTCAGCCTGATCAGGAAACATCTGCTTTGATATATAAACCATATGGCCGTGTAAGGTATGGGTTACGCCCGATATGGCTTTAGCTAGAACATCAAGGAATGATCTTCGAATGATCGCCTTAACGCCCGTAGCAGTCCTTAAATCGCCTTTTGTGCGATCTCTTAACTCTGGTAATGTCGGTCTAGTAAATGGCATTATCGTTTAGCCTCCTGGCCGTCCCAAACTCTGGAAATTTTAATCACTTTATTATCTGGTTTTGTTATCTCAATATCTAATATTAAATCGCCGTTGTCATTATAATCAGCGGAAGTAGAAATATTTTTTGTTAATCCATCTTCGGTCATCCATTCAAGGGCCTTAGCTGAATAAATTTCAAAATCAGATAATACAGAATCAGATTGCTTTGAACGCGAGAGCAGCCAAAGCTTTGAGCCGATTTTATCGTTTTCAATTTCTGAAATTGAATCAGCCCACCAGCCTTTTTTGTCGGTTTCAAGGTCGCCTAATTCATCTTCTGTCACTCGCTGATCACTAAAAAGACTAATAGAAACAGAGGTTTCAAGCCCCTGATCATCCTTTAAATCGCCATTTTCTATTTGCAGACAAAATTGATTGTCAACAAATGCAATTTCTATATCGCTCATGTCACATCGTCCACGTAAACACCAGACGAAGAGCCACCCACAACCGTTGTAGTGACTACCATCTGATTTTTTAATATCTCGATAAATATCTTGGCCAATGACTCGGCGAATTTATCCATCTCGGCAGCATCTTCAGGCGTGCCGAAAGTATTTTCCATTTCGGTTTTTATAGTAGTTTCAATTGTCGCTTGAACTAGGGCCATTATTCTACCTTCGTTATAGTTGAAAGGGCGGTAGTTGGTAGCGGAATTGACGGCGGAGAAGTTGGAGAGCCTGGCGCGGATCCAACGTGTGTATGAGTATCTAACCAAGATTTAAGACTTTCGCCTTTCACCGCTGACTCCCCAGTTAATTCATCGCCTAAAAATATATCTGAAGCGTTGATTTTAAACCCGCTAGGAGCGGTTAGCTCAATATCACCCGTTGCATTATCTAACTTTATTATAGCACCAGCCGCATTATATATAAAGGTATCACCCTCAGAACCTTTCGGCCTATGCCTTCTGTCATCGGTGGCAATAATTACCCCGTTGGCTCTATTGCCACCTGCAAAAACTGCAACGGCTTCAGTCCCATTAAATGGCACGCTACTAAAGCCGTACTCCTGCATACGTTCTATAGATCCAATGACTTCATCGGCTAGTATTTGAACCTTTAAAGACTGAATATCAGTGCTATCAGTAACAGAATCAATCACAGCCTTGGCAATAGACATCCTAACCCTCTTAGCTAAAGGGCCTACCATATGCTTAATTATGTTTCTAACGTCTTTAATTCTCATAATTTTGGCGATAGCTCCAAAGCTTTTTCTTTAGATATAGAAGAGGTGAATTTCCATCCTAATTTTTCATACAAATCATTGCCCGATGTTTTGGTTTTTTCGTTTCTAAATGAATCGGGCGTAGTCATTCCAATGGTTGTAATAGTACCGCCCGAAGTTGACTTCGATAGACCAATGCTTTTTATAAGCAAATCGACGTTAGAAATACCAATAAAGCCAGCGTCAACAGGCACAATATCGCCCACCGACCAAAGTTCACCCAATGGCGTTTTAGTCCAGCCCTGGACTTCAGCAGATATATCGTTGGATTGGCGCTTGCGAATATCGGCTTCTTGTTCGGCTTGTGTTTGTGCTGTGACATCATCGACCTCAGTATCAGAAATAACCACAAGCGGCCTAGTTCTAGTCACGCCCCTATCATCAGCCGAACCCTTTGGAGTATTCTTTTTAAGGCCCCAACCAAGCGCATCATTTGAGGATTGGCCCTTAACTATATAGGTAGAATATCGATCGGATTGATCTAAAGAAACGGAAGCTTTTAAAATATTTCCATCCTGAGATAGAGCAACCGGCGATCTTGTTAAAGTCTCAGAGGCATTGCGATTAAAGATAACTAAATTGCCTTCGCCGTCAGTCTTTAGATTAAAACCCCTTGGCTTACCCTCTTTATACAAAGCCTCTAGCATTGAATCGCCTTGCTGATAGATAAACTTAAATGGCGTATCCAAAGGGCCTAAATATAATGGGCTTTCATAATATACATCGATACCAAAAAACCCAGCCATCTTTTCGCAAAGACCTAAAAAGGTAATAGATGAAATTTCATTTTCTTCAATATAACTGCAGTCGGCAAGGTCGCAAGTTCTATCCCTGCCAGTAACGGAAATAGAGCGATCTGTATTAGAAATCGAAGCCTCAACAGAATCAACAAATCCATTTAATACAGGCAGCTTTCTATTGCCGATTTTAATAGCTATTTTCTGGCCCGGAGTAATAACCCAACTATCGCCAGATTGTCGCCATTTATCAACAAACGACATGGTAAAAGAACCAATAGCAGAATCAAGATCACGATTGATAGATATATCAGTCCAAGAATTGTAAGTGGTACCATTGATAAAAACAGAGATAGCATCCTTGTCAGTTTGACCGGAGCCATTCAAAGGATTTACAAAACTATTCTTGATTACATTTATATCAACCATTTAGTCCCGTATAGGAACCCGGAGTTATAAAACCTGGGTGCCTAACCTTATTTCTATCGATGAAATCTTTTTCATTATCTAGATTTTCATTAAGATCATAAACCAAAGCTAATACAGGCATAACGGCCTTAGTCTCAACCTCTACCTCATTGGCAGTAATTGCATTTTCATTTGGAATTGCTTTGATTATATTTGCTTTTAAATCTTGGAAATTTTGAAACAAATCATCATCGGTAATAGAATCCAATTGGCCTTCAATCAAATCTACAAGGCTTTCCCTTTGAGAGTCAGCGGCGTTGATTGTTTTAAATTCTTTTACAACAGACTGATCGGCTAAGGTAATTATAGTAGCTTGTTTAACTAGCGCCTCGAAAGCGTCAGCGGCGACCTTTTGAGCCGACCTAGTATCGGTTGAATCATCTAGATCGGGAGCGTCATCGTTGAACGTAAGCAAGGTATCGAATATGGTTAAGGTATCATCCTTGCCAGAATTGGTATCTATTGCAGCGCTATCATCTTCGGTAGATTCTGCGACAACCTCTTTCAAATCTTTAATTAGGTTGATGCCTTCGGTTGATATTAAATTAGCTGAAGCCGCAAGCGTTGTTATATCGGCCCTTAAAGTAGCTATCTTTTCTTTCATTTCTGCTTTTTTAGAATCGACTACCGAAACCGTATCTAGAGAATTTTCTACAAGGTCAAGCATATTGCCAACTAGAACGGTCATTTCATCAGTTACAAAACCAGGCAAATTAGCCAAGCTATAAACAGCATCGAAAGCAGATTTAACCGAATCAATCGCGTTATTAGCAGCATCGAAATACTCAGCTACAACATCGAATAAATTAGAGGGGAAATTTGACTCCCCAGCATCGATAAACTTAATGTTAAATCTAGCAACCCGGCCCTCCTGGGTATCTTCAGCAAAGTTAAAATCAACGCATTGAACGGTTTTAACGCCTAGATAAGGGTGAGATAATTCACCGCTTCCAGTTTCTTCGCAAGCATCGATTAAGTTATCTCTTAGGCGAAAATAATCATCACCAAGGATATGGCCCTGAATAGAAAACTCACGGGTTTTTAATCCGATATCTTCTGCAAAGGTTTTGTTTTGATCAGGGGCCTCATGAGCTACGGTATTTCTACCCGTCTTAAACTCATGGCTATCTATGAAGAAAGGAACGCCTCTAAATGAAGCTGATTTTAATCTTCTCGCCCAGATACCAGCCATTATAAACCGCCTCCTAGAAATCCAACATTGCTAAAGCTTACATTTGTATTTTTATCATCGGCGTTAGCTCTTAAGCCTAGCGGAGCGTTTTTAAATACTACATCGACCTTAGAATTTTGAGGCCCGAAGGTAGCCAGTTTTTCTCTATGCTCCCTTTTTTCTTTCAAGGTCTTAGTGAATCCTTGAGTTAGGCTCTCTCTAGTCGCGCCACTTGCAGTAGTTCCCATGCTAGCGCTGATCTCAAAGGCTCTTCTTAGATCTCTTTCTTTTCGTTTTTTTTCTAATTCTTTTCGTTTTTTGTCAGTATCTAACTCAATGCCAGCGAACTTAACAATAAAATCAGGGATAGAATCTTGAATACCAAGAATCATATCATCGAAAGCATCGCCAATAGTATCTATAATAGAAAGGAAAGATAGTTTAACGCCGTCCCAATTTGTAAGCATAACAAAAATCGCTCTACCGACTGAAGCCATACCAAGAGCTATACCGGCAAGGGCCAAAATTATAGGGCCAAGGGTTAAACCCGTGGTAAGTCCTAGCGCTGAAAACGCGCCTATTATAGTTGGAAGCATAATCATCAATGAGCCAAGAGCCACTAGTAAAGGACCAAATGCGACTGCAGCACCGGCTATAATAACGCCCCATTTTAATATAGCGGGGTTTGTCCTAGAAATAGAAGCGAACATATTAGCAGCTTCAACAGCAAACTTTGCAAACGAATCTAACAAACCAGATTCAGCTATTGCAATTTGAGCACCTTCAAATGCTGATTTCATTTTGGTAACGGCTCCAACAGCGCCTTGCTCCATGGTATCAGCCATGGTTTTAGCCGCGCCTTCTACTTTGCCTAGTTTTTTTATGAATTTTTGAAGCTTACCATTTGTGGCCATGTCGGTTAGTTCACTCGCACCAGCGATAGCTCTTTTACCAAAAATATCTTTCAATACTTTTATTCTTGAAGCCTGATCTAAATGAGGTAAAGCCTTACCAAGATTCTGAAGCACTTTAGTAAAGTCTAAAAGATTGCCGTTACTATCGGTAATCTCGACGCCCATTCCACGCAATCCCTTTTTTACTTTAGGCGTCATGGTAGCCATATTGATAAACATAGCCCTAAGAGTAGTCCCTGCCATAGATCCCTTGATACCAATATTTCCAAGCAATCCGGTAGCCGCTGACATTGATTCGATAGTTAAACCATACTTGGCAGCAACAGGCGCGGCTACCTTCATGGTTTCAGATAGATTTGACATATCGACATTTGAGCTAGCCATGGTGGAAGCCATCACATCAGCAACCCGAGTCATGTCCTTAGCTTCTAATTTAAATGCCCCCATGATATTGGTTGCGATGTCTGCAGTCTCGCCAATATCCATATTGGAAGCCGCCGCTAAACTTAAAATAGCTGGCATTGAATCATATATTTTTTGAGTATCATTTCCAGCCTTGGCCATCTCAACCATAGCTGATGCTGCCTGTGAAGCGCTAAATTTGGTTGTAGCGCCTAGCTCTTTAGCCTGGTTTCTAAGGTCGAGAATTGATTTACCGGCTACCTCAGCCTTAGCCTCAACTTCATTCATAGCCTTATCGAAGTTTAGACCGGCTCTAATAGCTGAAGCCCCGAGTAAAGCTAACGGAGCGCCTAAGCCCATCGTTATTCTACGACCAGCACCAGCTATGCTTTTACCACTCTTACCAATGCCTTCGAATTTCTGCCTCGTTAGAGCCATCTTATTCGACATCATGGTTAGTTTTTTGGTAACACCGCCGACATTTTTGCCGAGTTTTTTAAACCCGGCTGATGCCTTGTCACTTAATTTTACTTTTATATTACTTGTTGGCACGTTCGTAACATTCCTTTTCAAATTCGTTGAATTGGTTTAAACGAGCAACCCAATAAGAAAAGTCTTTATCGGTAAGTTGATTTAATTCGGTAGGCTGAAAGTGCAATTTCCCAGCAAGCACTGAAACTGCTAAATCTAAATCTGCTGGGAATCCACTAAAAAACCTTGGATGATTTCTTGTATACCATCCAAATCTGCGACATCAATGCGATCTAATTCGGGAGGGGCTAGGTTAGCCGATCTCCCGATTAAATGACAAATATCTTTCATCGTCAACGCAGCGAGGTTTTCAACGCCTCTTAAGTCACCAAGGTTTAAACGCCTAAATTCTAGGGTTTCTACTTTAGCGCCCTTAAGGTCAAATGGTTGTTTTAGTTGGTATTGGGTTTTCATTTTTAAATTTCCTTAGCTTTTTCAGCCATAAATTCAACTTGAATCTCTGCCTCTTCTGTTGTGATATCACCATCCGCTGTAAAAGTTCCACGATCGAAAGCAACAGATTTTCCATTTGCTAACTGCAGAACCAAATCAACTTCAGTTAAATTCAAAAGAGTAGCAACATCCAAATCACCTTGATCAGTTATAACACCCGAAAGGCTGGCAGCTTGCGGGAGTTCTTTGTAACCATGAGGCCCATCGCTTCCAACGATCATTTCTCTTTTTGGCTGGCCAAGGTTATAAGTCCAAGAACCCTTAGCCTTGTATTGAACGCCATCAGCTTTTACGAAAATTATTCCACTAATTCTACCTGACATTTTCTACTCCCTTAAAGTAAGAAGGCGAATTTAGCAGCGCCAACGATTAAACTGTTTATTAAATCTGGAGACATTAGAAAGTCCAGACGATTAACATCTGAAGAACTACGCTCAACAATAAGATCGTTAATAAATTGATCTGAATTTTCAACCTTGCCATCTTCTAGCCATTGCTGAAACTTACTAACTGCGAAAGCTTTTCCAACAGTCGGAGTCATAATAGGCTGTCCGCTAGAATAGTTATTGCCGTCATCAGCTAACTTGTGACGAGGATATTTTTGTAAAAATGAAGTTCTAAAATCGTATCTAATAAAAGAAAGATTAAAGAAAGTAGTACAATCCAAATAACTTTCGTCAGCACCACCAGAACCATTAAGGCGGTAGGTTGTGATAGCCCTTTGAATTTGGACAGTATCGCTTGCATCGATTGAGAACGTAGAAAGCCCATCATATAAATGAAGGTTGTTTTCTTCTAATCTTCTTCGCTCTGATTTCTCTGGAGCTAAAATACCTGGGAGAGTCAAAGTTTGCGAAGTTCTAGCCGAATCGATCTCAGCGGCTTGCAATAAACGAGCGCCATAAGCAGCGGCCCAACGTGCCTGATGATCAGGTCCATAAGCCGACATTACAGTTAAAAAACGATCGTTTCTTGACTCACCTAGAGTAGTTTGATTTGCAAATGTATCGGTTCTAGCTGTAATCGCCATGCCGTCAACTTGTCGCAAAGGACCGTTACGATCATCTAGCTCAGTCTTTAAAGCAGCAAGGTTAGCCGCATCAGTCCAAGGATGGATAATACCGATATATTGAGTATCATCTAGAACATCGATAACCTCTTGAATATCAGGATTTCCAGCGCCGGAAGCCATCGCAGTAATAGTCGGAGCTGTTACGCCAGCCGGTAGCTCGTCATCAGAATAATAATTGATTCGAGTATCAATATAACTTCCCTCAACGCCCTTATGACGACAAGTAAGATCAACTTCATATGCATTAACGCCATTAACGGCAGCATCGGAAAATCTTAAAGTATCGGCATTGATTTCAGCGGCCATTGCAGTAGCGATTGCATCTTGATCATCGCCAGAACTAACAGCCACTTGATATCTTCTACCGCCATGATAAACAGCATAGATTCCATCTGCAGTAGCAGCTTGAGCCGCGCCTAGATCAATCTTTCCAGTAGCCTCAACACCTGCTAGAAGATCATCGATAGCAACACAAGTAACAGCCATTAGAGGATTTACATCCTTAAAAGCTTTTACCATATGATGAAGCTGCGAGCCTTCGCCATACTTTGATTGAGCCTGAGCCGCGCTAGTAACTTCAGCCGGAACCAACTCAGCATCAGCGCCAGTAGATAATTTTTGTCCGATAATCAAAGCCGTATATGGCTGTGATCCTGATCCCTGAATAGCCCGCGAGTTATCAAATTCAGCATACATAAAAGGTACGCGAATACTCGAAGGGACTTCATTGAATGAAATACTCATTTACTTGACTCCTGATAAGTAGAGGCTCTTTTAACTGGAGCCGGTTTTAATACTTTAACAACTGAGCCGTCTTTAATTCTACGCCTCCAGTAGCTAGATAAATTTTTAATCTCACCATCAGCCTCTAGCTTTTTTTTAGATTTTGGATCTCTAACAACAAGCTTGGAATCTGAAGGCTTTATTTTACATCTTTCCATTTTAAACCCCTTAAATAGTTGGAACGGAAAATTCATCTGAATTGATTTCGGTATCTACATTATCACCTTGTTTATAATCTACATGAACCAAATCAAGATCAACAAGCTTGGCCTGCTTACTTGTGAAGTCCTGATAATATTCGATTTGATATAATATAGAGCCGCCAGCTACCAAGTTTTGGCCGCCATCTTCAAACTCTACCGTTATTGAGGTGATTTCCATCTCATTCATCAAACAAGAGAATTTATCATTGAATGACCAGGCATAGCCTAAAGCTTGCTCGCATTGATGCATCAAGTAATCAATAGCATCAGATAGCTTTTCTTCATCGCTACCCTTAACGGCAACCTTGCACTCTACTTGCAAATCTAGCGTGCGCTTCCATCTAGGGGGCGATTGCTCAAATATTTTTGCTGATTCTGAAATTGTGTTGACTGAAACTGCAGGGAGTTTTTCAATCCATGTCGCTTTGGTAGCGTTATTGACAACGGTATTTCCGGCCACGGTATTAGCGGTTTTAATAGCCTCAACAAACGCCCTTCGGATGTTCGATCGATCTACTTGGATTGTTTTATTGCCGCTCATCGTATTGGTTTGACTCCGTGTCCTCTACCATTATCAATCTAGCCCCGCCTTGCCCATCCTCTAGGCTATCGGTAACTAAATAAGTAACTTTACCAATCGTTACTTTATCATCTACGTTCGGGTGTAATCTTAAATCACTTAGCCTGATACCTAAATTCGGGGCATTGCCAGAAATTAAGTTTTCACTTTCAGGATCTATAAACTCAAATGATAGATCGAAAACAGCCGGTATTTTATAGGGTGAGCCACCAGTTTTATGTTGGTAGAACACCCCATTTTCTTCACCGCAACAAGGGATCACGATGCCTAGCATATCATCAACTAATCCCTTAAAAGCAGTCATTAGACACCATAAACGCCGAGAAGTGCTTTAACAACTGTGCCAGAAGCAACGGCTTCAGCGCACTGAGCAACCTGATTAGCACCCGGAGTAGTAGTTAAATCAGAACCACTCCAATAAAGTGGATCGCCTTGTCCTGGCGTGTCACCACTGTTTAAAGCTAACTCGTAAACACCGCAAGTAGATACGGAAATAGTATCGCCAATCTCACCACTAGAAACAGGAACTACAAGCATCCCACCTAGAAGGAAAGCAACGCCAGAAACTTGCGCCGCTACGCATACATGATCTAAATATTTTCCTGGTTGAACTGAATTATCCATTTTAAAACTCCAAAAGTTAGATAGGCCCCGAAGGGCCTTAATTAATTAAACACCAATGTTTCTATAGAAACCACGGTAATCGACCGGAGCAACACCAATCTCATGACGAACTTTCCATTTAATGCCGTCAGTGTCGAAATCTTCTTTTCTTTCCATAGTCGGCTCTTGTTCACCAGTTAGGCTAAGGATGTCAATCATCTCGGCTTGACCTGGAGAAGTGAATAGGAACCATGCTGCGGTACCAATATCATCGAGGCGAGGCTCAACGATTAATTGCAACGGAGTACGACCGTTCGGTGCCCATGGGTTTACTTCACTGGTAGAAGTTGGACTGACTGAGCTAACAAGCTTTTCAGCGTCATGCTCTAAGCCAGTACCGACAGCCAAATAAAATGGCGTGTAGTTCAATCTAGCTTCATCATCAAGGCCCTTATGCTGACGCATAGCTTGACGGCCAAGCTTTAAACTTGCATCAGATAACGCTGCAGCAGCACCATCGTTATTGTGAGCGCCACTAAACAATGCATTTGCATCACCCATAGTTGGATTGTTAATTAACACGTTCCAGACTTTGTCCAGCTCTAATCGTCGCGCGGCCATCGCCATCGCGCTTGGTAGCTTATTAAATGCGGATAAATCATCATTGATTAACATTTCTCTAGTGAAAGCAATCGAACGTCCGAAAGTCTTAACGGCGTTAGTTTCTTTCCCTTGGCCCATGGTTGAGTTTTTATACTCGCCACCTTCAGGCTTTTCAATAAGGCTAGAAAATTCTCCAAGCTGATATTTTTTAACATCTTTAAAGTCATTAGTAGTTGAGCGAGAAGAAAAAGCTTCGATATTTGAATCAGCTTCTATATACGCAGAACGTAAAGACTTCTTAGCAGCATCCTCAGTAATAACACTGAAATCACTAGTTGAATGGAAAGCACGTTTAGCAACTTCATTCGGACTTAAAGCAAAGCTATGATCATCCAAAGTATAGCGAGCCATTTGCATAGCTGTCATGTTTACGAATCTTTTCGCCTGATCAGTAGGCTTCGAAACACTTCCAGAACGGTAAGAAAGAGCGTCAGCCATTCCCGCGCGTGTGTGATCTTTATCACTTGAAAGAACTTTAACATTCTCAGTCCTGACGGTTCCATCTTCTTGAGTCTTAGCAGATAGAGCGATAATCTCTTTTCTTACTTCCTCGATAGAAGTTCCATCTTCAACGAATTTCTGAGCAACGGAATCATCAAGACCAAGAGCGCGAACTGAAGTATTAATTTCACTCGCTCTAGTGCGTTCCTGTTGAGCTGCCTCAGCTCTGATTTTGTCTGTATCAACACTCGGAGCCTCCACTGGTTGAACTCTTGTTGGGTTTGCCTCTGGTGTAACTACCGCTGGCGCATTTGGATCTGTTTTCATTTCGCGAACCTCCATAAGTATTTCGCATGAATTAAAATTATCGCTACTTCGAGACTGTGCGCCTGGATCAGCGGGAATAGTGACTAAACTTAATTCTGTTGGTTCCCAATCGGTAGCCCTCAAAATTCTTTTACCATCTTCAAATCTTTCCTCGAAAGTATGCACCCTATAACCAACAGAGTAATTTCGGAGGATATCGTTTTTAACATCTTGAAAAATAGGCTCTACATCTTCGCGCTCTGAATAGCGAACGGTAGCAATACCTTCTCCATTTTCCATTCTAGCATTTTCTAAAACACCGATCACAGATTCAACGCCTGAAAATCGGTTATGGTTATTTAAAAGTGGAGCGCCATTATTGAAGCGACCAAGGCGAACATTTTCCGATCCCATGGCAAGTTCTTCAGTAAATTCGCCATCCATAAAACTAAATCTTTTTACTTGAGCGCCAGTTGAAAAAACTACGTCGATAGTTCTTTTCTCTACGTTCAAAGTCTCTGGTAAAACTCTTGTTTGAAAAAATTGATCTGGAATACTAACTTGCTTCCGTGTCATTTCTTTTTTCACTATCATCCCCTTCTATTTGTGCTGATCCTGCAGAATTAACTTTTCTCGGATCCGAATCTAATACTAAACCTAAAGTATCCATCTTTTCAAAATCTTTCGCAACTTGTGCAAAATGATCATCGGGATTTTTACCTTGCTCCCTTATCGCATCGGATGGAGAAATAAGCCCCGCCCTAATAGCTTTAATCTTGGCCGGAACTTCTTTAGTCGGATCAATCATGTCTCTCTTTGGAGAAGTCCACGTAACCCGCTTTTCAAATCCTTGGCTCAAACCTTGAGATAATGCGACATCGGAAAACCATTTGTAAACTTTACTATTAAGTTTAGGATTAATTACCGTTTGTCGCCAGCACTCAAAATTCCTGTGCATCTCTAGCCAGCCCATACGAGCCGAACTAAAGTTAATTTCCGATAGATCGCCGGTCAGTGATTCATAAGAAACACCAAGGCCCGCAGCGATTCCATGCAATACAGAAGAAATATAATCTCGATAAGAATCATGAACGCCCGGAGGGTTAGAAAAAACAATATCTTTACCCGGAGCTAGTTCTTCAATGGTACCAGGCGACAAATTACAAAAATCATCGCTGTCCTCAGCATCATCATGATCGCCTAAGCCATTATCTTCGTAATCCTTAACGAAACCAGCGAACATAGAGGCGATTTTTTGCCTCACTAGTTGAGCATCCTGGTACTCGTCAAGCTCTTTTAAGATAATCATAACAGCATGATACCAAGTAACGCCTCGAAATTGACCGGGGCGATCTTGTCTAAATATATGGGCAATGTCTCTTTCTGGGATTCTTTTAGTGCTGAAAGTAGATTTTATAAGTTCTTCGGCAACGCCGCCTGGGTGAGTATCATATAAATGATAGGCAACCCGTTGATTTTTACTGTTTAACTCAATGCCTTGCACGATTCTATTATTGTTATTTTTTGTCAGAGAAACCCGATCCATTGGAAGCATATCGGATTCAATGAGCTGAAGCTTCAAAGGGAAAACCGGATCATTAGGAACCAAAATTCTTTTAACTAGAATTTCCCCAGATTCAACCGTTGCCTCTGTAACCATCTTTTGAATACCGGCAAAAGTTAATTGCCCATCGTAATCGCAAGCTGTTGTTTCGCTCCACTCTTTCCATTTTTCACCGAAAGCACCCTCACCAAGATTTGGCATAATGCCCGAGCCTACAATATTGGTAGCGATCAAACCCTTGGCTCTGTTGGCGTATGGGTTATTACGGCACAAGTCTCTAGCTCTATCTCTTAAGATAGGTATCGAGCCTTGGTTTTCATTATTTGCTGAAGTGGAATTGGTATGCCATGAAGCGGTGCGTTTTGTTTTAGCCGCGCCTTCGTATTTTCGTTTTTTTAATTCTGTTGCTTGGCGATATGCCAGCCGTTTCATGCCAGCTTTTGGGGATATATAACCAATGAGGTCATCAATTAACACTAACAAAGCCCCTTGCTTGTGGTCATAACGCAACGCCTAGTTTTTTTAGAGCAACCCAATGCTCTTTTCATAGCGTCCCGAAGCTGAAACATCTCATCGAGTGAGCGGTATTCTATTTCTTTATCGGTATATTTAACCTTAACAACGCCCTTTGCAATAGATTTCTCTAACGCTTGCAAATCTTCGAGTGTCCAAGTAGTGGCTTGAGTCATGAATTACCTACAAAAATGATGAAACCGATCGTTTTCTTTTTTTCGATTTTTTCTGAAGTGGTATCTCTGTTTTTATCACAGTTTCTTTTTCGGGTGAACTTTTTATTTCTTTAGCGGTTTCTTTTGCGCCTTGATCTTCTTTTTTAATAAAATGGGTTTTAGTTTTCATCGAATCCCAGTTAGAATCGCGAAACCTATCGCTCCCAAGGCTTATACTTGCGGCCCTTGCATAAATTCGGCAGTCAAGCGCCTCATTCCTATCGTATAGCTTTTTCCATTTTCGGACTTCTTTAGCCCCAACGATAGATGTCTCAACGGCTTCAGCGGTTAGCATTTTAAAATACTCTTCACCATAAGGCAAAAAGTTACAATAACCCCTAGGAATGGGATCATTTTCACCCGGAACGTCCGAGACCAGCCAACCATATAGTTCTTCTTTCAACATATTAACACCAAGGATGCTTAAATTTAAACCCCTCTTTATAACTCCACGCCCTTTTATTTTTATATCGACCGGCTTAGGAATAGAAACGGCGGTATCCCTTTCGTCCCTACCCTTGATAGCCATGAGTTTGAGAGTTTTTGTTTTACGAATCCAATTGTAAGCGGTTTGAGTATTGAAACCCGTATCGATCGCAGTTTTTGCAATTTTATAGCCCCGTGTTGGATCATCCTGGCAAGGATAAACCCGATTTAAGACATCGAATAACTGGGCCCAAACTTGTGGTTGATCGGTAGAGCCGTCTAAAACTATGTAATCGATGGAATAAGAGACATGATTTTTAGCCCATCCAACTATTTCTAGCTCTATTCTATCCCTCTGAAGGTCAACCCCTGCAGTCAAAAAGCACGTTTCACGTGGAACGGTACCGAATTTATAAGATGGCGATCTCGATCGCTCCCATAATCTTTTATAATCGGGTTGCTCTAACATATCTTTGAACGAAAGCCCTTGAACCGTGTTCACAAAGACCTTCATTAACTTCTGATCGCCTAAAGCTTCGAGGTAATCTTTGACACAATCGGCCCACGAATACCAGCCCACAGGGGAATACAGGGCGTTTAAGTGATAACCCCTAACCTTTGGATCAATCGCTTCAGCGGTAGCAACCCACTCACCCTTTTCGAGCATTTTGGTTTTTTGCCACTCTTCGATTTTTTCTTCGCACTCGATGCACTCATACCAGGCACCTACATGAGAATCATTTTTCCATCGAACTTGCTCCCAGACAAGGGTTTGAGCATGATCGCAATGGGGGCAAGGGATATAATAATATCTTTTATCGGTAGTTTCGAAGCTTGCGGTAATCCTCGAAGTGGTATCTTCGGTGGGCGTTGAGATTTCTAAAGTTTTCCGCCGGGAAAATGTTGCCTGTCTTTTCTTCGCTAGCTTTGAAGGATCACCTTCACCGTTTACGTCCGCCGGATATCTATCCACTTCGTCTAACATGAGGTCTTTTGCGGGCATACTGGCTAGCCCTGCACTACTATTAGCTCCAGTCAAAAAAAGCGTTCCGCCGGGAAATGATTTGCTCATTAACGTATTATCTGAATCTTTTGATTTTTTGGTTGCGATTTTTTCTTTTATCCGAGGCGTTTCGTCAACCAATGGCTCCAGTCTCTGCTTTGAAAACTTCTTAGCCATCTCAACCGTGGGCTGGACTACCAGCATAGGGCCAGGCGCGTAGTCCATAACGTAGCCAATCCAATTATTGCCCATTTCAGTATTATGGGTGAGTATAAATGAATCAGTTATCGCAAATAACGAATCCGCCGTTGCTACCTTGATGCAAACCGTATCAATTTTTTTATCTAGCTTTTCAACTTTTGATATCCGTCTATATTTAGTATCAAAAATTCTACCAGAATTATTTAACCTACCTTTTTTTCTTACCAATCTAAAAACCGGATCACTAGCATAGGCCGTAAACCTTACTATAAACAACTCTTTCCTATTATCACTCCTTGGTTTTTTAACCTTAAATCTAGGCTTAAACCCTAAAGAACCAAGAATAAAAAATAAACCTCTAGAAATATTTTCGTTCGTATTGCTAAACTCACACAAACCATCTTTAGAGCAATAACCATCAGTATCCATAAGGCCCTGAAGCAAAGCAATTCTCTGATAAAGGCTCGAATATAAATATTTTTCTGGGATATGTTTATTCTTTAAAAGATTATTTTCTTTTATTTTTTCGTAAAAAGAAGGCTTTCTATCAGGTAATTGGCCACCGTTTGATCTAATTCTATGACATTCAGAGCAACGGCCATGCTTATTCTTTCCAGTTACATCAAACCTATGGCCTCGTACACAATAAACTTCATCTCTAGGATCAATCAAAATATTTTTAACTGATCTGTGCTCACTCTCAACCTTAGTTCTATAAGGGATATAACCAGCTATTTCATCAGAGTCATGAGCGCCAGCACATATTCTATTCTGTGATCTATGACCATCACCCAGCCAAACCCCTAACGTATAAGGATCAATAGGAAGGTCGGCCTCACAAGAAATCATCGGCTTTATATTAGGCAATCTATATACATTGCGATCTCTTTTTTTATATGTATCTAACAGGGTATCCGTTGAGATAGTAACTGTCTGAAACTTCCCTTTAAGGTTAGACTTTTCTAAAGTCCATAAATGCCTAGAATCGCATTTAATAACTTCACCAGAATCAAAAGTAACTTCATAGCAATCTTGATCTTTAAAAACCTCAGACTTGCCAATAACTTTTACAGGCCAACCGTCAGAACCATAAACAAAATCATCAACCTCAATTGATTCCATTGTTTTGACACCATCGGTAGTAGGTACCTTTGTATCAAGCGCAAGCGGTGCCCCGACCTGACTTCCTTTTTTAAAAATAACCTCACGAATGGTACTCATATGACTCAAAGCGTCCATCGGCTCGCGAAGATATGGCGTTCGATCGGTTCTATATTTCCCCGGCTCGGCTGATGCCTTAGTCGAAAGATACCTATATTTGTCGGCCCATTGGCTGACAGTTAAAATAGGATCCGGTTTTAGGCCATTTGCTAGGGCTTGAGTGTAAGGCATGGCTTTAAACTAGCAGAATTATATAGACTGTGCATCAATTGTTGTAACCGCCTGTTATTATGTAATTATCCGAGGTTGTATAATAATAGGGCTTATAAGTAGCTATTATTATTAGCCGATTAAGTTTGTCTAATTTATTTTTTAAAAATGTCGATAAGAGATATATAACCAACAAAGGGAGCAACAAAATGAGCAACGAAACGAAAAAAACCAAGATCAAGATCATCCCACACCCTGCAGAAATTGAAGCTGATCCAAAAGTAGTTGAGACAATGAAGCGAAGGCTTAAAGAACTTAGGATTCTTAAAATTGTACAATCTGAAAAATAAGCCCTTCGGGGCCTCAACCAAACTAAGGGAGTCACAAAATGCAAAATAAACTAACAAAAAAACAAATGAGTATTTTACAATTCTCAATTAACCTTGGCGATTCTGGTTGGGATAGAAACAATCTAACTGGCGAAGAAATATTAATTTCAAATAAATTAGTTGAAGATGGATTGTTAGAACTTGCCGTAACAAGATACGATATAAAGTATAAAATAACTCGCAAAGGCGAGGAGCGCTATACCCTGGAGTTTGATCAAAAATGAAAACAAGCCATTCAATAATCATAAACGGAATACTAGCCAAGGGATTCATTGGCAAGAATGGTGAATTTTTTAGTTACTCTTTTTACAAAGTATTAGGCGAACATAGATATATAAGGCTTAACGATATCCCCGAGAAGGTACACGGATTCATGATAACCGAATTAAAACACTCTTACGATAACAGCGAAAGGAAAAGCCAATGAAAGAAATATCGGACCACCTAATGACAGCTATAAAAAAATTAAGGGTATATGAATTAAAGCATGGAGAAGTTACCACTAATGATGAAGTTCAATCTCTAATAAACCTAGCTACAAAGGCAATGGAATTAGCAATAGAAGAAGGAGTAGATAATGCCAGCGAAAAAATATAAAAACCCTGCGATAGTTGGAGGCTTTAGTTGTGATCAGAATGACAAGGATAGCTTCGATAGATTATGTGAAGCTTATGGCCACAAGGCTAGCGATATGTTCTTAAAGATTTTCAATGAATGGAAAGAAGCTAAAGGCGTTAAATCTTAACAAACTAAGGAGAGTATCATGGGAGTATGGGCGCATTTATTCGAAAGCGAAGAAAAGGCAAATCTCTTTAAAAAAAGAATGTCTAAAAAATGGCTGACTAAAAATGGTGAAGCTGAAGATTCATGGGAATTAATCGGCGATGATCTCTTTCAAGATGATATTAATTGCATGAAAGATAATACCGACATAAGAAACCTAGCCTATTTAACGGTGAGAAATTGGATTAAACATATAGATTCATTCTATGAGGTTGATAAGGCGGCTCTGACTATAGCCAAGAAAGTTATCAAAGAATACGGGCAAAATCTTAATCGTGGAAATCCCAAATAAAACCCTTTGAGCATATAAACCAATAAACCACCTGGCCACAAGCGCAACCCTTAACCCAAAGCGATCCGTCTTGTTTATGCTTAACAGGATTCCAAGCCATTTCAGTTAAAGCCCTATGGCGCTCGCTTATTTGATTTTCGCTTTGTATCTTTAACATCCTGTTTCAATCGCCTCAAAGTAAGGATCAAGCTAGCAAAGGTTTGAATCATAAACTCATCTCGGCCCAGCCTATTAAACTCAGCCCTTAACTTCTGAATTATTTGCACTCTGGTCATCGACTACCCCTTGATCATTATCGCTTAAATCAACCGGGGCATTAGTTTTAATTTTCGATAAATCCTCAAGGGCCTGATTTAACTCACGGTATAGAATCACTTCCATTTCATGAGGATCAACCACGGCGGCTAGTGAGGGGGATATTTTAGCAGGAATATTTAAAATTGAATTTCGAATACGGCGAGCCATTTCATAGCCCTGGCGCTCAACCTCTTCGATTTTTATTAAACTCTTTTTTCTTTCTGCGAGTGTTAGAATAACTAGCTCGGCGTTGGCTTGTTCTTTTAACGCTCTGGCCGCTGCATATTTATCAGGTTTCTTTTTATCGCCTGGTGATAAGTGCCCCCTTGAGGCCCTGTTTTCTAGCCATTCTTTATCTGCAGATTCTTGATCTATAAATACCTTGCCGTCTTTTCTCTCGGCTGTGATCTGACCTTGGTCGATAGCATCGCGAACCGTCTTAACATTTAATTTACGGTGGCGCGCATAAGCTGATAATGAAACTATAGGCGGCAAGCTTTCTCCCCCGTGAAGTTTTGCCAGCGTTCTATTATTACGCTGCAATAGTGGGGATCCTTTTCAAAGCCTACGCAATCTTTCTCTAATTGCTGGCAAGCTATAAGCGTAGTTCCCGAACCTAAAAACGGATCTAATACCTTTCCATTTTCTGGAGTTACTAAGGTGATAAAATATCTCATTAGCTTTGTAGATTTTACCGTTGGATGATTATTGATTTCGCCCTTGTCTGATTTTGCGGGCTTGGCGCAATAGAAGAAACGGGAGGCTCCGCCGGAATCAGCATCTCTATCCTTCATTTTTCTTTCATAATTATTTCCTGACATTGATTTATTTTCTGATGCCTTCTGAATATATGATGATTTACTAGCGCCACTAGTCAACTCCCCACTCTGTTCATCCAACAACTCAGGCGCATCGCCGGATAGAACTAGGTTGGCAGGGAATCGGCCTTGTTTTTTTCTATCCGACAAATCTACAGGTTTAAGCCCAGTCGCTGAAACGCCTCTTTTTGCGCTTTGCACCCTATCCCAATTTTTTTCTAAAGAATCTTGATCGCCAGCATCAACCCTACACCCATCAATATTAATCCCACCCGTTCCATGCTTTAAAACATTCTTAACGATAGTATCTTCAGATAAAGGTTTTCTAACTAAAATCCAATGCTCTGAAGCTGGCTTTAGGGCGGTGCCGTATCCTTCGTATTTTTTTGCTTCGGGGGTTGCTGCATAGTCGGTTTCAATCATACCTGGTTTTGATTTCATTGATTTTCTATCGCTATATATCTTATCATTCGTTTTTATATCTTCGCCGCTTGAGTTAGGCGTTCCCCAACAGTCTGAATCTGGATATGCAATGGGCCTAAACCCTTTTTCCCGCTCAACCCCAGCCTCTTTATCAATAGCCTTACTGATATTGTGAGACTTAGGAAAACCAGAACCAAATAAATGAGTGACTACATCACGAATCTCAAAGCCAGCATCCTCTAAAGCGGTAGCGGTCCAGTGAGAAGTTCTAGGGATAGCCCAAACCAAACCATGAGCGCCAGGTTTTAAAACCCTAAGACACTCGGCCATAACTTCAGTCATCCAAGAAATCCATTGCTTCGAGCCGCCTTTATCATCATCCCAATCTTTCCCCATGAATGAAATCCCAGCTGGGGGATCAGTCACCAACGAATCTAGCGAATCAGATTCCAACGCCTTTAAAGATTCAAGACAATCGCCATTAACTAATTTACTCGCGCCCAAATCCCAAGCTTCGCCAACTTTAACATCGTGTTTATTTTCTTCTACCTCTGGAATTTCTTCGGCCTTTATTTCCTCTTCTGAAACTTCAGGCTCTTTTATTTCTTCAGGCTCATCGTCTTTATCTAAAACCGATTTATTATCTAACTGTGAGCCTAAATCATTTCCTAACATTTCTTCTAAAAAATCATCGTCAAAACCCATGAAGCTTAGATCGTAATCACCAGCCGATAAATCTTGTAACTCTTTAGCTAGCAAATCTTCATCCCAACCAGCGTTCAAAGCTATCTGGTTATCAGCCAAAACGTAGGCCCTAGTTTGTTCGGGCGTTAAATGCCCAAGGCGAATAAATGGAACCTTAGTCATTCCACAAATCTTAGCCCCTTCGATTCGGCCATGACCTGCAATAACGTTATCAGCCGCACCAACCAAAACCGGATTAGTAAATCCATATTGACGCATCGAAGTTACGATTTGAGCCACTTGCTCAGGGCTGTGAGTACGAGCATTATTCTCATACAATTTCAACTTTTTGATTTCGATTGTCTTAATACCCTCAGGTATTCTAATAGCTTGCACTGTAACCCCCCGTAATAACTACTTTAATAAAATGTGTAAAACTAGATACTTTTGGCAGGGAGCGACCCC